TATAAAAAATCAAGTTGGTGATGTGGCAGGAGGAATCCAAAATACAATTAGCAGAACAGGAGCTAGAGCAACAGGAGCAGTTACAGATGCGATATCTGCTGCAGGTAAAGGAATTGGAAAAAATATAGTCAAAGCAGGATTAGGTGGTGCAGCAATTCTTGGAACAGCAGCACTTGCATCAAAAGCACTCAAAAAAAGAAAAGAAAAGAAAGAAAAAGAAAAGGTAAAGTCAGAACAAGTAACATTTCAACAGTTTCAAGAAAAGTGTTGGGCAGGTTATGAGAAAAAAGGTATGAAGACAATGTTCGGAAAGAGGTATCCAAACTGCGTTAAGAAGAAAAAATGAGAAATGAACCGTGGAATAATCAACTGGATAATAGAAACTATCTATCTCCAGTTGGTTTTAAATTTGTAATTACAAAAGCACCAAAAGCAGATTTCTTTTCTAACTCAGCAAACATACCAGGTATTAATCTTGGTTTTGCAGAGCAACCTACTTATTTAAAAAATATTCCTGTTGCAGGTGATAAATTAACTTATGAGGATTTTGCTCTGAACTTTTTTGTAGATGAAAATTTAGAAAATTATATGCAAGTTCATAACTGGTTGAAGGGACTTGGTTTTCCAGAAAGTATTCAACAATTTATTGATCTAAAAAGAGGTGATGAGTATACACCAGATGCAGGTGCACAAAGTGCACTTAATGAATATTCTGATGCAACTTTAATCATCTATAATAGCAATTTTAATGAGATATCAAAGGTTCATTTTAAAGATGTATTTCCAGTTTCTCTATCAACTATACAGTTTGATGCAACTGCAGGAGATATAAACTATGTCACGGCCCAAGTCACTTTTAAGTATTCTATATACAATATAGAAGTTATGACTTAATTTATGAATCTTGATGAAATTCAAGCATTATGGGATGAAGATTCAAAACTAGACCAAGATGAATTACACGTAGAGTCTACGAAGATTCCATCCTTACATGCCAAATATTATAAAATTTATAATAATTTAACTCTTCTCAAAAAGGTAGAAGAGATTAAATTAAAACAAACAAAAAAAGAAAAATGGTTATATTATACTGGAAAAGCAGACCCAGAGATATACATAGATAAACCCTTTGATCACAAGGTCATAAGACAAGATATGGATATGTATCTGGGTTCAGATGATGATTTGATTAAAATTCAGAGCAAAATGGATTACTTCCAAGTAATGTTAAATTATTTGGATAGTATTTTAAAAAGTATTACTAATCGAACTTATCAAATAAAAAATGCCATAGAGTGGCAAAAGTTTATTCGAGGTTACAGTGACTGACATTATCATCAAAAAGAAGAATGAAGTATATGTGACTGTCAAAGCAGAACCACATATCAATCAGGAACTATCAGATCTTTTTACATTTGATGTACCTGGTGCAAAGTTCATGCCACAATATCGTAGTAAGTATTGGGATGGTAAAATACGTTTGTATTCACCAGCCACAGGTGAGATATATGGTGGTCTTGTTGATAAAATTGTTTCATGGGCAAAGAAGTCAGAATATAGTTTAGAGTTTGAAAATAATCAGTTTTATGGTGCACCCTTTGAAGAGAATGAGATCATAAGTCGAGAAGGAGTCAAAGATTATATGACTCGTATATCAAAACATAAACCAAGAAATTACCAGATAGATGCAGTTTATGATGCACTCAGATATAATCGTAAGTTATTAATATCACCTACAGCATCAGGTAAATCACTAATGATCTATGCTGTTGTCAGATACTATGCAGAAAAAAATAAAAAGATACTTTTAGTTGTTCCAACCACATCATTAGTTGAACAGATGTTCAAAGATTTTCAGGACTATGGATGGGACGCAGAAAATTATTGTCATCGAATCTATGCAGGTAAAGAGAAAACAAACGAAAATCCTGTTACAATTACAACTTGGCAATCGATCTACAAATTAAAAAGACCATTCTTCAAAGACTTTGAAGTTGTAATTGGTGATGAAGCACATCTTTTTAAATCTAAGTCACTAATAAGTATTATGACAAAGATGGATGCTGCCAAGTACAGATTTGGATTTACTGGAACTTTAGATGGCACACAGACTCATAAATGGGTCTTAGAAGGATTATTTGGGCCCTCTTACAAAGTCACACAGACAAAAGAACTGATTGATAAAGGACACTTATCAAAACTTCAGATACACATACTGATTCTCAAACATAAACCAAGAAAGTTTGAAGTATATGAAGAAGAACTACAACACATAATCACACATCAGAAAAGAAATAATTTTATCAAGAATCTAGTACTTGACTTAAAAGGTAACACTCTTGTTTTATTCAGTCGAGTCGAGACACACGGTCAACCACTTTACGAACTCATAAATAATTCCATACAGAATGACCGCAAGGTATTTTATGTACACGGTGGTGTTGATGCCGAAGAAAGAGAACGGATCAGAGAAATTACTGAAACCGAAAAAAACGCAATCATAGTCGCATCTTATGGAACTTTCTCCACAGGAATTAACATTAAAAATCTTCACAATGTCATTTTTGCTTCTCCCTCTAAGTCAAGAATACGAAATCTTCAGTCGATTGGACGGGTTTTAAGAAAAGGAGACAGCAAGACTCAGGCAGTCCTTTATGACATTGCGGATGATATTACGCATTTATCAAAAAGAAATTACACACTCAATCATCTTATCGAAAGAATCAAAATTTACAACGAAGAAAAATTTAATTACGAAATAGTTCAAATTGATCTGGGGGAAAAATGAAAACAAAAGAAAAAATTTTATGTAGACATTGCTTAAGAACAGCAAAAAATGGAATTCGTTGTTTAGGTATGTGTGTTGCAGATAGCGATTATTAAACAAATGAAAAAGAAGAAGAAAGAAGAAAAAGAAGATTTTTTGGCAGTGATTAAATTAGTTTCTGGCGAAGAAATTATTTCAACTGTAACTCCGTGTGAAGAAGATAACCGCACTCTTTTACTATTAGACAGCCCAGTAATGTTTGAAAATATAATGATTCGAAATGGTGGAATGGGAGCAATCAAAGTTATTCCTTGGGTTCAAGCAGCCACTGATACAATATTAATACTTGATATGGATAAAGTAATTACAATGTCTGAAGTATTTGATAAAGAAGTAATTCGTATCTATAATCGTTATATGAATGATAAAGACAGAGAAACAAATGAATCTGTAGTTACTAAAGATATGGGATATCTATCTACTGTAACTGATGCTCGTATTTTTCTAGAGAAACTATATAAAAAGAAGAATAACAATAATAGCTAATATGTCTCTTAACCCTTAACAGAGTTATTGTACACATATTTCGTTACGTTGTCAAGTCCCCATTGGCAATATTTAATATTCTGTGTTATAATTAACATAACTAGCGGAGATCGTATGAAATGCCTAGAACTAGAAAAAGGTCGGAACATTACGTAAATAACAAGGAATTTTTAAATGCAATTGTCATTTATCGTAACCAATGTAAAAGAGCAGAGGAAGCTGGAGAAGACAGACCTCGTATCACAAACTATCTTGGAGAGTGTTTCTTAAAGATAGCAACACATCTATCATATAAACCTAACTTTGTGAACTATATGTTTCGTGAGGACATGATCTGTGATGGTATTGAGAACTGTGTTCAGTATATCAAAAACTTTGATCCAGAAAAATCTTCAAACCCATTTGCTTATTTTACTCAAATCATACATTATGCATTTTTACGTCGTATTCAAAAAGAAAAACGACAAATGGATATCCGCACAAAAATAATTGAAAGATCAGGATTTGAAGAAGTTATGACAGCTGATGGCAATTTCAATGCATCCGATTATAATACAATTAAAGAAAATATTCAAGCAAAACAAAATTCATGAAGGTTGCGATTATTACGGATACACACTTTGGTGCTCGAAAGGGTAGTCAAGTTTTTCATGAATTTTTTCAAAAGTTCTATGATGATATATTTTTTCCAACTCTAGAAGAAAGAGGTATCAAAGCCTGTATTCATATGGGTGATGCATTTGATAATCGAAAGAATATTGATTTCTGGGCATTGAACTGGGCAAGAAAAAATGTTTATGATAAGTTTAAAAAGTTAGGAGTTAAAGTATATCAATTAGTTGGAAATCATGATGTGTATTATAAAAATACAAATGAAATTAATTCAATTGAATCTTTACTCGAAGACTATGATAACATAGTTGCTATCTCTTCTCCAGATTCATACAAGATTGGTAAATCAAATTTCTTTATGATTCCTTGGATTTGTCCTGAGAATTACGATGAGACAAAAAGTAAGATTAGTAAAACTAAATCAAAGGTTGCTTTTGGTCATTTGGAAGTTAATGGATTCTCAGCTCATAAAGGATATGTTATGGAACATGGAATGGATAAATCATTCTTTGATAGGTTTGAAGCAGTTTATTCTGGGCATTTTCATACACCATCAAATGATGGAAAAATTTTCTATCTCGGAAATCCATATCAAATATATTGGAATGATGTAAATGATCGAAGAGGATTTCATATCTTTGATACTGAAACTTTAGAAACTGAATTTATAGAGAATACTTATACTATTTTTGAGAAAGTTTACTACAATGATACTAATCCAACTTTATTCAATACAACTAAATTCAAAGATAAATTTGTAAAAGTCATCGTTCGTAAGAAAACAAATCAGTTACAGTTTGAAAAGTTTCTTGATAAGATAATTAAAACTGGAGCGATTGATGTCAAGATCGTTGAGAATTTTGGTATTGATGATGAAGAGGTCGATTTTTCAAAAGATGAAGGTGAAGATACATTAACAATTTTGAATAAATATATTGAAGACTCAGATTTTGAATTAAGTAAAGAGATTGTAAAAAATTTGATGAAGGAAGTCTACCAACAAGCTTGCGAACTAGACTAATGTTTATTTTAACTGTATCAGGAAAAGAGGGAGAAGGTGCATACGCTGTTACCGACCCAGATGGAGAGAAGGCAATGTACCTTTTTGAAGAAGAAGATGATGCAGAAAGATATGCAGGTTTACTCGAAGCAGAAGATTATCCAGAAATGAGTGTTATAGAAATTGACAAAAAGCTTGCAATTCAGACGTGTTATAGTTATAATTATAGATATGTAATCATTACACCTGATGACTTTGTGGTTCCACCAATAGATTATGATAATATTCAAACAGATAAGATGGCGTAACTTTCTATCTACAGGAAACCATTTTACTGAGATTGATTTTCAAAAAGCACAAACTAACTTAATAGTAGGAACAAACGGAACAGGTAAAAGCACTGTTCTAGATGCTCTTACCTTTTCGCTGTTTAATAAACCTTTTCGTAAGATTACTAAATCTCAGTTAATTAATGCTGCAAATGAAAAGGATTGTGAAGTTCAAATAGAATTTTCAACACCTAATTATGATTGGAAGATTGTTCGTGGAATTAAACCAAATAGATTTGAGATATGGAAAGATGATGAACTCTTAGATCAAAATTCTGCAGTAAATGATCAACAGAAGTGGCTAGAAGAAAACGTATTAAAGTTGAACTATAAGTCCTTCACACAGATTGTAGTGCTAGGTAGTGCATCTTTTGTTCCTTTTATGCAGTTGAGTGCACCAAACCGCAGAGAGGTCATTGAGGACATCTTAGACATCAAGATATTTTCTGCGATGGGTTTGATATTGAAAGAAAGAGTCAGGTCTACGAATGAAAGAATAAGAGAACTTACAATCAAAAAAGACTTAACTGAAGAAAAAATAGATATGCAGAAATCATTTATTAGTGATTTAGAGGAAACAGGTCGAAAAGATATTGATAAGAAAAAAGAAAAGTTAAATAAAATATTTGTTGGCATTGGAACTCATCGCCAAATCATTGAAGAAACTGATAAGAAATTGAAAGGTATCAATGATGACATGGAATCGTTTCAAATTCTAACAAAAAGTTACGAAAATTAGGTAACTTAAAGGGTAAATTATCTAATAAAGTATCGAACATTACTAAGGAACATAAGTTCTTCACCGATAATGTAACATGCCCTACATGTACTCAATCTATAGAAGAATCGTTTCGCTTAAATAAAATTAAAGACGTTCAAAACAAAGCAAAAGAGTTGCAGTCTGGTTATCAAGAACTAGAACAAACAATAAAAAAAGAACAAGAAAGGGAACGTCAATTCACCACACTATCAAAGGAGATTACTAAACTTACGCATGGCATTTCTAAAAACAATACTCTCATCTCTAACTGTCAACGACAGCAACGAGATTTGGAAAGTGAAATTCAAACACTTACCAATCAACTTGAAAACAGAAATACTGAGCACAACAAGTTAGAAAAGTTCAAGTCAACCTTACAGGAGACCTATGAGTCCTTAGCTACCCACAACCAGACAATCAAATACTACAACTTTACTTACGAACTACTAAAAGATGGTGGAGTTAAGACTAAAATCATCAAGAAGTATCTACCACTGATAAATCAGCAAGTAAACCGTTATCTACAGATGATGGATTTTTACATAAACTTTACTCTTGATGAGGAGTTTAATGAAACCATTGAATCCCCAATACATGAGGATTTTTCATACAGTTCCTTTAGTGAAGGAGAGAAACAACGAATCGACTTAGCACTTCTCTTTACATGGAGGGAAGTTGCTAAGTTTAAAAATTCAGTAGCAACTAACTTGATGATACTTGATGAAGTATTTGATAGTTCATTAGATGCTACAGGAACAGAAGAATTTTTAAAGATAATTAGATATGTGATTAAGGATGCAAACATCTTTATCATATCTCACAAGAGTGGATTAGAAGACAAATTTGAAGATCACATTCGATTTGAAAAACATAAAGGATTCAGTAGGATTATCTCATGATTGGAATTGTTGGTAATGGTTTTGTTGGTAATGCAGTTTACCAGAATTTTAGAGACAAGACACCGTGTAAAGTCTATGACACGGATAAAAATAGATCACTCAATACACTGAGTGAAGTAATAGAACAAGATTTTATATATGTGTGTTTACCTACTCCCATGAGATGTGGTGGGGAATGTGATTTATCAATACTAGATAAATTCTTTGATAATCTACCAGACCATATAATTGGAACATTTGTTCTTAAATCTACAGTTCCAATTGGAACTACAAAAAAATATTATGAGAGGCATA